TCAAGCCTGAGCTACGCCGCCGCAAGATACGTGACTACGTTAAGCTGTGCAGACGCAAGGGTGCCGAGTACTGGTGGAACACGTGGTGTAACTACGTAGCTGACAAGGGTGGTATGAATAAGTCCTTGCCAACTGGTGATGCTGTGTCTAAGTATCACGTCACTGCAATTATGGAGTTAGAACAATGAAGACAGTTAAGATACGTTTAAATACTACGGTTGAATACGAGGTCACACGCCGTGTAGCAGACGATTGTACTGATGATGAGCTTCGTAATATGGCAGATAATTTAGAGCGTGATGATTTGTATGATGAACCTGATGCCAAACAGATATGTTATTATACTGAATGGATTGGTTGGGATGTTGTACCAGAGGAGTTAGAACAATGAGTAACGATGTAGCATACAAGATGATCAACGATGTGATTACACACACTGAGTGCGTAGTAATGATATCGTATGACGGTGAGATAGATTACACAGGCCGCAACCCTGATGCGATATGGGAAGCTGCCACTGCTTGTGATGAGGTAGAGCTTGAGCTATGCACTGTGAACCCTGACACACTGGAGTTGACACCTGTAGACTGGGCATACCTAGTGCACGGCAATGCACCTGATGAAACTATCTGTGACTGCTTGCACGGCAAGTGGATTGATAACTGGTGTAACGTTACCGACTTTGGTAGCAAACCTTATGTAATGGAGTTAGAACAATGCCCCTAATATGTAGAGCAACACGAACAGAACTAGTAGCTGAGATTGCAGGTGCTGTGCTAGAGAATATGTACTACGCTAATGTGACTGCACCAGAGGACTTGTACTTTCACGATAAGGTGCACGACTGTGTGATGTACACAGATGATGCCCAGGATAGATTCAATACGCTATTCGATATAGTCGAGGAGACTATAGGTAGCTACTTACTTAACGAGGAGATGAGTGATGAAGAATCATAGGACAGGTGAGCAAATACTAGAGACAGTTTGGGATGCATTACTTGGCTATCGTGAGGACTGTATCTCAACAGATGATGAGCAGTGGGATGAGATACGCTTATGTATGTCTTACGTAGAGTTTGCTATGGGTTATGAGCGTGATGAGAACGGCGACTTAGTGTATCAAGATATGCCGCCAGAGGAGTGGGAGTATTAACTATGAAACGAGTTGAAGTATACTTTAATCTGCACAAGAAGTTATTCAGTGTGCGTGACTGTAAGACAGGGCGTGTGATTGACCACACTAATCACATTGCTATCGCTAACCCTAAGTTCGTAGTACGTAAGGCAGGACGTGAGCGTGTACTGCGTGAGCGTAAGAAGAATGTCCACGCTTTTGTACGTGGTTATATCTTGCCAGAGGATGACGAGGCTTGTGCTCGTAACTATTTCCACGCTGTGTTTCACGGCAAGGAGGTGACGTACAATCCATACAAGTACAGCAGCTTCGTAGTTAAGGACACTGGAGAGCCTATTGACAAAGCTACATTGGCTGTGCTAACTGGTGGTGGTGACCAGAAGGTTACGACAAAGGTGATGTTAGGAGCAGGCTATGAATATGTATGAAGTGTATATAGATAAGGTATTCGTAGCGACTGTACCTGAGTGTCGCATAGATGGTACACTCAAGAAGCTAAGACATTACAACGTAGATGTGAGGAGAATACACAATGACGATCAATATGGACGAGATGGACGAGGATACACGCTATCTCAGCGAGATCATAGACGACAACAGGTACCTCATTACAGCGTGTAAGACTGAGCAGTCAGGCATACGTATGCTTGCATTGCTTGAAACCCTGTTCAACTTCGCTTGGTTTGATCTATCTTCGGACCGTCCGAAGTTAAGACTTGATGAGTACGACTACGATAGGTTCCTTGAGTACAGACACGAACTCATACGTCCTGTATCCAAGGCTGCTTACAAACCTAAACTTATTGTCATAGACGGAGGGCTTGACAAATGATTACTAAACAACTAAACCTGAAGATACTTGATATGTGTGAGAAACTATTGCCTAACACTCGTATGGCTAACAACGCAGAACTCAAGAACTTACTATCTGAAATTCGTACAGCACTAAAGGAGACAAAATAATGTTTGTATGTTTCGCAACTAAACCACTTAACGATGGCACTACTGGCTTCCGCTTTAACTTCGCAGGCATCAAAGGTCTAGCACGTAAGCGTAAGCCTCGCTCACACAAACGCTATGGCATACAGCACGGTGTATGTATGACAGGCTACCACTTCGGCAAGCTCAGCGTATATGTAGAGCAGTCTGGCAACAAGCGTGGCTCACGTAAGGTGCGTCACTTTGCAGGCTAAACTAGTGGGGCTTCGGCCCCGCCTCAACTAACAAGGATACACAAGATGGAACCGTATGACATAGTAGATGCAGTAGCATCTATCACACTCATCTTAGGTAGGAAGCACCACACTGCATCGTATGACCTACACTACTTTCGTTGGGACATCACAGACCGTGGTTTGGTAGAGATACTACTTGACACACAGAAGGAGCAGCTACAGTATCACATTCCTGATGATTGGTTTAACTTAGATCATCCAACCTGTGTACAGCGTATGGCACTAGATGGTTTAGCATCAGGGTATAACTTAGAAGTAATAGAATATGTAAAGGAGAACAACAATGCCTAACTGGTGTATGAATACAATCACTGTCAGTGGAACCAAAGAGAAGATGGATGCTCTGGTTGCTGCTGCTCAAGAAGATAAACTACTAGAGTTCCTTAACCCTATTGGTGAGTGGGACTACGGTAAAGCGTGGGAAGAATGGGGTACTAAGTGGGAGGTCAGAGAAGCTACTGTCGATGGACCTGAAGAGATAGAAGGTGACTACTTTGCTTACCTAAGCTTTGACACTGCGTGGAGTCCACCTATTGCAGCGTATCGTAATGCTCAGGAGATACACGACATCAAGATATCTGCGTCATACTATGAGCCAGGTATGTGCTTTGTAGGTCTGTATGATTTAGATGAAGACAGTTGCTACGAAGTAGACTATACTAATGATGATTGGGCTAATGATATACCCAATGATCTTATCTCTGAGTGGGGTTTAGATGATGACTATGAGAACTGGAAAGAATACCAAGAGGAGTATGAAGATGCCTAACAACTATGATGATCCACGTTTGTCACCTATCAATGAGGAGCACAATCGTGTAGCACGTGCTATTGATGACGCTGATTGGGACGGTGAGTTCGATGAGGCTGATGCCTTACGTCAAGAGCTACGCCACATTGATGCACTACGTGACAAGGGGGAACTGTATGTTCCAAATTTTTAAAGACCTACTGTTGTACTGCGCCATCGCATTGATGGCGTGGGTTACCTTTGGTCTAGGCTTTGGAGTATTTTAACTATGATGATGACAGACGATGGAGAAGATGATGACCCGACTGACGATGTTACACACTGGGTTGGCAATCTACCTGAGCCGAGTACTGACAGCACTGAGCGTACTGATAAACGTAATCCTCGGAGGACAAAACAATCAGACGTTCAGCGCAAGGAACTACCAGTGGCAGAAGGAAAAGAAACCTAACATCGTATACTTTATTGATCTTGCGCTGGGGCAAGGACATTGTGTAGAGTGTTGGGCATACTGGAAAGTGAGGAAGAAATGGTGAAGCGTAAACAGCTAGACTTAAAAGGTACTGACAAGCTCAAGGTTGCAGTCGATGCATACTTGCACAGCCCTGCGTTTGCTGAGCTATCTGGTCCAACACAGAAGCAGTACGAGACAAGGCTAGCTATGGTGTCTAACACCTACGTGCAGGGTGGTAGACCTATGGGTGAGATGAAGCTCAACAGGATCAGCCTCAAGCACGTGACGTTTGCATACGACAAGTGGCTAAACGATAGTGGCCCTCGTGCTGCTAACTACAATGCTTCGTGCCTGAGTATCGTGTTCAACCTGGCACGTAGGCACGAGGCTATCTTGTACAACCCAGTGTCCCTGCTCAAGCGTAAGACTGACAAGCCTCGCCGTGTGATGTGGTCACGTGAGGATGTGCAACTGTTCCTAGACACAGCGTACTCGCAGTGGTGGTCCAGAAGCATAGGTCTGATCGTACATATGTCATACGAGTGGGGTCAACGTATTGGTGATATGCGTCTGCTACAGTGGGATGCTATCGACTTAGACCAAGAGCGTGTAGACATTACACAGTCTAAGCGTGGGGCTGAGGTACACCTGCCTATTGATGATGGGTTACTTCGTATGCTCGAACAACAGAAGGAAGACTTCGGTTTCCAACCCTACGTAGCACCACACGTCAAGCCTAAGAGTGGCAGCTACAACCCATACAGTGAGACTGACATACACAACTACGTCAATCGTGTGAAGGATGCAGCAGGACTTGACCCTGACTTACAAGCACGTGACCTACGCCGTACAGCTATAACTGAGATGGCAGAGGCAGGCGTTGATCTCATAGGTATTATGCAGGTGAGTGGACACCAGAACCCTGCCAGTGTTAAGCCTTACCTAGTCAACACATTCAGCGGTGCATCAGCTGCACTAGCTAAACGCAAAGGAATTACTGAATGAATATCAGAGGCTTCCTAGATACACTTAACTTAAAGGATGGGGATTCCCTACGCCTTGACTGCCCAAGCTGCAGATCACGTAACACCTTCACCTGCTACAAGGATGGGGGTGACTACGTGTACAACTGCTTCAAGCTTAGCTGCTCACTCAAGGGTGCATACTCTACAGATATGACTGTTGAGGAACTCAAACTGCGTATGGCTAAGCCTAGAAACACTAATGAAAACAAAGAGTTACAGACCTTAGTTTATCCAGAATATGTAGTGCAGCCTACTTCTGATCACGTTTTGTTACAGAAGTTTGTCGATCAGTATGACCTGCATCACGAGGGCTTGATGTATGACGTGAAGGACAGACGTGCTGTGTTCCCTATCCACTACAACGGTAGGCTACTGGATGCTGTAGGCCGTGCGCTTGATGGTGCTGTACCTAAATGGTATCGCTACTCAGGCCAGGCTGACTTCTTTACTAAGCGAGTGAACCCTGATGCAGATGTAGCTGTAGTAGTTGAGGATGTGATAAGTGCGATAAAAGTGTCACACTTTGCACCCAGCGCAGTAGGGTTTGCCATACTAGGTACATCACTTAATGTTACAATAATGAAACACTTGGGTGAGTTTCGTGAGGTAGTTATAGCGTTAGACAGGGACGCTACACACAAGACCTTGCAATACAAGCGAGAGGTAGAGCTATGGACTGGCCTACCTACAAGAGCATTACTACTTGACGACGACATCAAGTATGGTGTACAAGATGATATAATGAGACTAAAGGAGATGCTATAATGGTTTGGGTTTTAGTTTGGTTTCAAATGACCAACAGCCAAGGCGTAGAGTATTATCAGATAAACAACTACGCTAAGAAAGAGGAATGCATTCAAGCTTTAGATGAGGCTCAGGTACTAGTCACACATCAAGGCGAAGCAGTAATTTGTTTAGAGGTAAATGTAAAATGATAGAAGTTAATTACATAGATCATATGGGTTCAGACTTATCAGTGGTTAACGCAGCACGTGTGAGCTTTGGTAAGAAGAGCGAATGGATGCCACGCATTCACTACGGTGAGGAGTTAGTGTTGAAACCTAAAGACGCTAAGCTAATACATTACTTAGCTAAGCATCAACACAAGTCACCATTCAATCACACGTTTGTTACATTCCACATCAAGGCACCTGTGTTTGTAGCACGTCAACTTGTGAAGCACGAGTATATGCCTTGGAACGAGATCAGTCGTCGCTACGTCGATGAAGAACCAGAGTTCTATACACCTGATGTATGGCGTGGACGTAGTGCTGATAAGAAGCAAGGCAGTGAGGGTCAGGTCAAGAGTAACTTTGGTATTGAATACTATCACGAGAAAGCTTGGCAAGCATACGATCAGTTGCTTAACGAAGGTGTGTCACCAGAGCAAGCACGTATGGTGTTGCCACAGAGTATGATGACAGAGTGGTACTGGTCAGGTACACTTTTTGCCTTTAGTAAGATGTGTGGACTACGCCTAAAGGAAGACACTCAGGCAGAGACACGTATCGTAGCTGAGCAGATAGACGTAGTGATGCAGAAGATATACCCTGTATCGTGGGATGCATTGAAGGAGTACGCATATTGTTAGACTTACATTTTATCTATGGGTTGTTAGTTATGTATGGCCTGGGTGCTATACTACTGCTGTACATTACAGATGCAGCTGACCAAGAAAGACCTAACGCACACATATGGCTGGCCTTAACTTGGCCTTTCATTACAGTGCTGACTGTACTAGAAGACTTAGTACTACGAAGTAGAGGAGACTACGACGATGAGTGAGACAGCGTTACTACGTACTCTGTTAGACAAAGAGTTCTACGACAACCACAAAGGCATACGTTGTCCTGATGAGTTGTTCACTAAAGATATGCGTAAGATCAAGCAAGCCTTGGATCAAGCTATGGATGTGTACGATAAGTCAGTCAGCCCTGCTGAACTGGAGTCGTTGTTCTTCACAGCTAACCGTACTATGACTACAGCTAACAAGGAGACATACAAGCAGCTGTTCCAGAAGATTGAGAACGAGCAGCCTATGCACCAAGAGATTGCTACTGAGGTTATGTCTCGTCTGTTTCAACAGCACGTAGGTGAGAAGGTAGCTAACCTTGGGTTCAAGTATGTGAATGGCGAAGAGAATAACTTGGAGTCGTTACGTACATTGCTTGACGATTACAAGGATAACTTCACGCCCAACCTCAACATCAAATTCGAGGACATTGAGCTAGACACTGTGCTTGATGGTATTCAGATTGAGACACAGTGGAAGATGAACATCCCTAGCCTGCGACAACGTGTCGAGGGTATCAGTGGTGGTCACTTAGTGATGGTGGGTGCACGTCCTAACACAGGCAAGACTACATTCCACGCATCTCTTATCGCTGCACCGAATGGCTTCGCACATCAGGGAGCTAAGTGCCTTGTGCTTACCAACGAAGAGAAGTATGTACGTGTAGCTGCACGTTACGTACAGGCATCATCGGGTATGAATATAAAGCAGATCGTAGAGAACAAAGCTCTTGCACTGACACGGTACAACGAGGTCAAGAAGAACGTACAGATGAAGGACAGCACAGGCAAAGATATGAACTGGGTTGAAGCTGTAGTGAAGAGCTACCGTCCTGACATTGTAGTACTTGATATGGGTGACAAGTTCGCTAATCGTACTGGTGATAAGTCAGACATCTACTTGAAGGATGCAGCTATCCACGCACGTAACATCGCCAAGCTATACGACTGTGCAGTGATCTGGATGTCACAGCTGAGTGCTGTAGCTGAGGGTGTAGTGCAACCTGATATGTCTATGATGGAGGGCAGTAAGACAGGCAAGGCTGCTGAGGCTGACCTGATGATCTTGATCTCTAAGAACAGACAAGTCGAAGGTGTTGACTCAGATGAGGACTTGACACGGTACTTAACTATTGCTAAGAACAAGCTCGACGGTGGGTGGCACGGACGTATCACCTGTGAGTTAGACGGAGACATAGCGCAGTACAGCGCATAAAGAGGAGAGTAGAGTGAGGACAGTACTAGACGTAGAAAACAATACCCAGAAGATTGATGGCAAGATGGTGCTTGATCCTTGGCAACCAGGCAACACCCTGGTACAGGTAGGCACACTCAACGTGGACAACACGGATGAGATGCACATCCTTAACTTCGATCACACTGAGGCTAAAGACACAACAGGCGGTGCTGCATTTGTACTGCAGGCTGTGCTCGACGAGACAACCCTGTTGATTATGCACAACGCACGACACGATATGCCTTGGCTATGGGAGTCAGGCTTCAAGTATGATGGCTTGATCTATGACACAATGATTGGCGAGTACCTGCTACTGCGTGGGGTCAAGCGAGGGTTGGGTCTGGGTCATTGTGCTGAGGTGCGTAACTTACCATCATACAAACTAGACACACTCAAAGAGTACTACAAGAAAGGTTACAACACAGACGAGATACCTCTGGCTGAACTTACAGAGTATCTTGTAGGTGACTTGAATGTTACACGTGAATTGTTCTTAGCACAGGAGCACGACTTCTCACAGCCAGAGAGTAAGTCAATGATACGTGTACGTGACATTAGTATGAAGGTATGTATGACTCTGTGTCGTATGTATCAGCGTGGGTTCAAGGTAGATCGTGATGCACTAGAGCAGGTACGTGAAGAGTTCGAGCAAGAGAAGGTAGAACTAGAGACACGTATCAACGCTAAGGTACGTGACCTGATGGGTGACACACCTATCAATATGTCATCACCTGAGCAGAAGTCCCAAGTCATCTACAGCAAGAAGCCACACAACAAGAAGGAATGGGCTGCACTATTCGAGCACGTCAATACAGTTGACGAGTATCGTTCCACAGTCAAGGCTAACTCTTCTCACGTGATGAAGACTAAGGCGTACACGTGTCCTACGTGCAACGGCGCTGGGCATACGTACAAGATAAAGAAGGATGGCACACGCTACGCTAAGCCTAACAAGTGCAAGGACTGTGAAGCACGTGGGTACAAACTAGAAGAGACTAACCAAGTGGCAGGTCTAAACTTCTTCCCACCTAACAAGGACTGGGTTAGCGACAGTGGGTTCTCTACATCCAAAGGTAACCTTGATGTGCTTATCGCTACAGCTAGATCAAAGGGTATGCTAGAGGCTGAGGCTTTCCTAGCTGATCTACGTAGGCTCAACGCTATCACTAGCTACCTGAATAACTTTGTAGGTGGTATCAGTTTGTTCACTAAGCCTGACGATATGCTGCACGTCGATCTATCACAGACTACTGCAGCTACTGGACGGTTCAGTGGACGTAACCCTAATATGCAGAATATGCCACGAGGCAACACGTTCCCTATCAAGAAGGTCTTCGTGTCTCGCTTCGATGGTGGCTACGTAATGGAGGCCGACTTTGCCCAGCTTGAATTTAGAACGGCAGCGTTCCTTGCACAGGACGAGACTGCAATGCAAGAGATTGCCACAGGCTTCGACGTGCACAGCTACACGGCGCAAGTTATCACTGATGCAGGTCAGCCAACGACACGCCAAGAAGCTAAGGAGCACACCTTCGCACCCCTCTTTGGCGCGACTGGTTATGGAAGACCCAAAGCTGTCGCAGCGTATTATGAACACTTCACAGAGAAGTACAAAGGCGTAGCTAAGTGGCACAAGAAGCTAGCCAAGGAAGCAGTTAACCTCTTGAAGATTACTAACGTCAGTGGCAGGCAGTACGCATTCCCTGACTGTAAGCGTAGAGAGAATGGCAGCGTGAGTCATATGACCAACATCAAGAACTACCCAGTGCAAGGCTTTGCTACTGGTGATGTGGTCCCAGTTGTACTGATGGAGATTGAGGAGAGGCTCAAGGGTTTGCAGTCCTGCTTAGTCAACACAGTGCACGACTCAGCTGTAATAGATATCCACCCAGACGAGAAGGAGTACGTCATTGCTATGATAAACACACTGAACGACGATCTTAACACTATCATCGAAGAAGCCTACGGAGTAGAGATGAATGTGCCTCTATTATTAGAAGCAAAAATCGGTCCGAATTGGCTTGACACAAAAGATGTTTAGTGCTATAACTACGACTCTTTGAAACTGTGTAAATGTGAAAGGATACACAATGAGTAACAATCAAATCGCACTGGCTACAGAAGGTAAATCATTGGCAGAGATGATGGGCCTGGCTGAGAACTCAAGCGGTAAGCGTTCAATGCTACCACGGTTCAGTCAAATCCATTCGCCTATCAAAGGTGAGATCGAAGTCAACGGTAAGACAGTTAAAGTCGATGCCATCCCAGCTGGTGCATACAAGCTAACACAATCAGACGACAAGGTTGTGTACGCTATGGAACCCAAGGTTCGCATCTTCGCCCAGCGCCAGCAGTGGACACGTTGGGATTCACAAGCTAACGAGATGATCAAGACTGTTCTCGTTAACAACTTGAATGGTGACCTGAAGGACAACACAGGTGGCTTCAATGCAGGCCGACCCTCTGGTTATGTCGAGGACTTCAAGTCTCTACCTAAAGAGACACAGCAACTTATGCGTGACACTAAGCGCACTAAGGTAGTCTTCGGTACTGTAGTTATGCAGGGTGCTATGGATGATCAGGGTAATCCTATTGATGATCCAGCTATCACAGCACAAGAGATTCCTTTTGTGTTGGATGTGAAGAGCCGTGGTTCTATCAAGGCTATTGACGATGCACTCAAGAAGATTGAGCGTAAGAATGCACTGCCTCTGCAGTACTACCTTACACTAGGTGCAGAGCTACACAGTATGCCTAACGGTAGTGAGTATGCTACATTCACGCTTGACCTTGAAGACAAGCACGAGCTAGACGAGTCAGACAAAGACATCTTGGATAGCTTTATGGATTGGATCGCAGGGATGAATGGTTACATCAATGACCAGCACGAAGAGCGTAACGGTGGTAGTATGTCAGCTAAAGCTGAAGCTGTGATCAACGATATCGTAGACGTTGAGGTAGCTGCAGAATGAACCACACAGCTGAGCTAGCCTTACACACATTCCTACAGAAAGCACTTGCAGGTGAGACTACAGTTGATGAAGCTGTGATTGAACAGGTAGGTAAAGACGTAGCGGATGCTGTACGTAAGCAGTTCAGCAGCGGTCCACGTGACAAGTTTAAACTACGGATGTCCAATCTTGGGCGTCCGACTTGTCAGCTGTGGTTCGAGAAGAACGATCCTGAAGATAAAACACCACTGCCCCCACACTTCCTAGTTAATATGATGCTAGGTGATATTGTGGAAGCGGTTTTCAAAGGATTACTTCGTGCTGCTGATGTAGAGTTTACGGATAATGAAAAGGTTGTACTCACTCTGTCTGACGGTACAGAGATACAAGGTGAGTACGATATGGTTCTTGATGGTAAGGTGGATGATGTTAAGTCTGCATCACCTTGGTCATACAAGAATAAGTTCAAGGACTTTGAAACACTAGCACAAGGCGATAGCTTTGGCTATGTAAGTCAACTTGTAGGTTACGCTACAGCAGCCGACAAAGATGTTGGCGGTTGGTGGGTAGTCAACAAAGCTAATGGGGAGTTCAAGTATGTTGACGCTGGTAATGTTAACGTTGATGAGCAACTACAGAAGATTGAAAAGACGGTAGAGTATATACAGTCTGATCAACCATTCAAGCGTTGCTTTGATGCAGTACCTGAAACGTATCGTAAGAAAGCGTCAGGTAATCTTGTGCTTAACTCTGCGTGTAAGTTCTGTTCATACAAACATAAGTGTTGGCCTAATATGAAGACTGAGCCATCACGTGTATCACAGGCTGCAGAGAAACCTATGGTAGACTATGTGTTTATAGGAGATGAACTTGCCAGCGAAGAGACATAACCCTCGCAGGTATCGTAGTGGTCTGGAGAAAGTAGTAGCTAAGTTCCTGAAGGACAAACAAAAGAGGTTGAGATATGAAGACCTCAAGATTGACTGGAAAGACTTACGCTATAGAACTTACACTCCAGACTTCGTACTAGACAACGGTATCATAATCGAAACGAAAGGCATCTTTGATAGTGAAGACAGGCGCAAGCATATAGCAGTACGAGAGCAGCACCCTGAGCTAGACATCAGGTTTGTATTCAGTAACGCTAACGCTAAGCTATACAAGGGAGCCAAGAGTACATATGCAGTGTGGTGTAAGAAGCACGACTTCAAATATGCACACAGAGTAATACCTGAAGAGTGGTTAGCAGAAGAAGGTGAGCCACTCAGAACTACACACATTAAACTAAAGGTAGAGCAAGATGAGTGAGATAGACAAGAACGAGATAGCTGTAGTGATGCGTCCTACAGGTCTAGTCGATGGAGAGTACACTACAATATCTGTGGGGCTTATGACTCACGAAGATTGTGTATTAGATGACGATACCTATAGCAGGCTATTCAATGCAGCTAGCTTGATGGCTAGTCTGTTTGATCTAATGGAGGATCACCCACAGCTTATGCAGATGGCGATACAGAGGCGTGATGAGATAGCTCAGACTGACTTCTTAGAAACCACAGAGTTAACACCCTTTACTAAAACATATGGGAGTGCCTGATGAACAAACGGTTCAGTGTGACATTTGTTCTTGAAGTAGATGAGGATAACAACATACTATCCTCTGTTGAAGAAGCGCACGTTGATGACGTGTTTGATTTAGTTAAAGACTTATTCTACGATGTAGATGATGTCGAAGTAGAAAACATAATTGTTAAGGAGAGACTATGAGTACTTTGAGTGATGGCGACTTAGAAGCCTGGGAATACTATAGTGAAACGTACAGCAAGAAAGAGATGGGATTAAATGCATACCAAAAGGCAGCAGCCAGGACAGCCATTTACAAAGCCGAGCATTCTATTCTGTATCCTGCGCTGGGCTTGGCAGGTGAAGCAGGGGAAGTCGCCAACAAAGTAAAGAAGATGCTGCGTGATGGTAACTTTGATCGTCAAGCTATCGCATCAGAAGTAGGTGACGTGCTGTGGTACATTGCTGCACTGTCACGAGACTTAAACTTAGATATGCACGACCTTGCTATGAAGAACTTAGAGAAGTTGTACGGACGCAAGGCACGAGGAACACTACAAGGATCAGGAGATAAGCGATAATGGGATCAAACTTTTTACCAACAGACTACCAGTCATTCATTCACAAGTCACGCTACGCTAAGTACTTCGACGGGTATGGACGTGAATCGTGGGACGATACAGTGGCACGTTACTCTACCAATGTAATCTCTGATAAGGTAGACCCTGAGACACGCTTCGAGATTGAGCAAGCTATCCTTGGCTTAGAGATTATGCCCTCTATGAGAGCTATGATGACTGCTGGCCCAGCGCTAGAGCGTGACAATACAGCAGGATACAACTGTTCATATCTCCCCGTAGATGACCCGAAGAGCTTCGACGAAGCGATGTACATCCTCCTCTGCGGTACTGGAGTCGGCTTCTCTGTTGAACGTCAGTACATATCTAAGCTTCCCGAAGTGCCTGTCCTCTATGATAGTGACACTACCGTTGTCGTTAAAGATAGTAAGGAAGGGTGGGCTAAGGCTTTCCGTCAAGTGTTGGCACTCCTATGGGCTGGTGAGATTCCTAAGTGGGACGTGTCTAAGGTACGCCCTGCAGGTGCTCGACTAAAGACATTCGGTGGACGTGCATCAGGCCCAGCGCCTTTAGTTGAACTGTTTAACTTTGCTGTGTCTACATTCAAGAACGCACAAGGACGTAAGCTATCCTCTATTGAGTGTCACGATCTAATGTGTTTCATCGGGCAGATCGTGGTAGTCGGAGGGGTTCGTCGTTCAGCTATGATCAGCTTGTCTAACCTAAGTGATGACCGTATGCGTCACGCTAAGTCAGGACAGTGGTGGGAAACTGCAGCGCATCGTGCCTTGGCGAATAACTCTGTGTGCTACACTGAGAAGCCAGACGTAGAAACGTTTATGCGTGAATGGACTGCATTAGTAGAAAGTAAATCAGGTGAACGTGGAGTATTCAACCGTGAAGCATCTAAGAAGCAAGCTGCTAAGTATGGCAGACGTGATAGCGACTGGGACTTTGGTACTAATCCGTGCAGTGAGATCGTCTTGCGCCCTTATCAGTTCTGTAATCTTACAGAGTGCGTTGTCCGTGCTACGGATAGCATTGATGATCTTATTCGCAAGGTACGATTGGCTACCATCCTCGGCACCATCCAGTCAACCTTCACAAAGTTCCCCTACCTACGCAAAGTCTGGCAGAAGAACACAGAAGAAGAACGACTGTTAGGCGTAAGCTTAACAGGGATTATGGATAACCCTTTACTAACTACACAGAATGCAGGACTAGATGAAACTCTTAATCACTTGCGTCAAGTGGCTGTTGATACTAACGCTGAGTGGGCTGCTAAGCTTGGTATTCCTGTATCTGCTAGTATCACGTGCGTTAAGCCGAGCGGCACAGTCTCTCAGCTTGTGGATTCAGCATCTGGAATACACGCTCGGCATTCACGGTTTTACATTAGGACTGTACGAGGTGACAACAAAGACCCTCTCACACAGTTTATGAAGGACCAGGGTATCCCTCACGAGCCTTGCGTATTCAAAGGTGACACTACTACAGTGTTCAGCTTCCCTCAGCAGTCACCAGACAATGCTGTAACTCGTAACGATATGTCAGCTATCGAACAGCTAGAGATGTGGCTAACGTATCAGCGTAACTGGTGTGAGCATAAACCATCGGTGACTATCTCAGTACGTGACACTGAATGGCTAGACGTGGGTGCCTTTGTGTACAAACACTTCGATGAGATGTCAGGCGTGTCATTCTTGCCACACTCAGATCATACTTATCAGCAAGCACCATATCAGGATTGCACTCAGGAAGAATATGAGGCATTACTGAAAGAGATGCCAGAGCGCATCGACTGGGCTAAGCTGTCTGAGTATGAACAAGAAGACAACACTGTAGCGATGCAGACGATGGCTTGCTCAGGTGATTCGTGCGAAATCGTAGACCTAACTTAGGAACTACACCATCGCCCTGCGTAAAGGTCTGTCGTATACGTGATGATGGATACTGCGCAGGGTGTATGCGCACAGTAGATGAGATACGTGATTGGATGATAATGTCTGACTACGAGCAACGGAAACTATTGTTTGAACTTAAATGGAGACAAGATGTACACAATCATCAGTCGTAACCAGTGTAACTTTTGTGATCAAGCTAAGGCACTACTAGAAGGAGCCAACAAAGAATACGTCGAGTATAACATACAAGAAGAGACTAGTGCGTGGCTGTTGTACATACTTAAACATTCGAGTATCACAACTGTACCACAAGTGTTTAACGAGAATGGTAGCTACATTGGTGGTTATCGTGAGCTAAAAGATTGGTTGGAATCTAATGCAGCTAGACCTGTTCAATGAAACTGTAGAGAACAAACCTAACATAGATGAAGCACATAAGTGCTGCAGTATATGTAACGAGGTAAAACCTGAATATAAGTTTCGCACTATCTACTTCAGGAAAGGTGGACATCGTGTATACGGCAATCAATGTAAAAGCTGTACGAGTGAAATGGGTAAGCTTGTAAATACATTAAAGAAGCTACACCCTAAACCTAAAGACGGTAAGTGTCAGGCTTGTGGGGATATACCAGAAGTTCTGTGCTTAGACCACGATCACGCTACAGGTAAGTTCAGGGGTTATGTATGCGAAGGATGTAATCACAGTATGGGCAAGTCTAACGATGACCCTGAGAAGTTAATCAAGCAAGCGGAGTATATACGTGAACGATCCAGTAAATAAACCAGTGCACTACAACCAGAGTGGTATCGAATGCATTGACGCTATAGAAGCTATGACTGAGAATATGTCAGGCGCTATAGCACCACAGGCAGCTAACGTACTGAAGTATATGTGGCGGTGCGAATACAAAAATGGCTTAGAGGACATCGACAAAGCTATCTGGTATCTCCATCGAATGCGAAAGCGCTGGGTAGAAACACACAATTAGTTGTTGACAGTGTGTAGTACTTATGGTAAACTACACGCACATCCCCCAGCACTGGAGTTAGTATGGGATTTAGTATAGAAGAAGAAGCTAAGCGTTTCATTCGGATGAAGCAAGAGCAGTTTATTGATGAGCTTGATGTAAAGTACTATGAGATGCTAGTACATATAGACAATAACCTGCACGGTTCTGATGAAAAAGAGTACGCTATCAAGGCTCTGAAAGAAGCCGTTCTCTGGTGTAGTAATGCAGCCAAAGTACACGGTGTTAAATAACTAGAAAGGGGGGCAACTAAGCCCCCCTCTTTTTATCTCAACCTAAGTAGTTTCTCTTGTCGTTTCTCTTCTTCTTTCATTAACTCAATGTAACCTATAAGAAGTTGTATCTGTTCAGTCTCAAGCTTAGCTGGGTTATCCTCAAAGCCCATATCTACGAGGTACTGTGCTAAGTCTTTCTTGTTTACAAAGCTACCTTCCCCTAACTTAAACAGTAATGAAGTACGTGTATCCTCTGGATCAAAAGAGTTCTCAAGTAAAGAGCGTATCTCTTTCTTAGCTTCACTGATTACACGAGAGATCAAATCCTTACGCTTAGCTGCATCAGCTGTCTTCCACACATTAGTTTCTAGTAACTCTGCTGCCTTGTAGTTAAGGATAGGAGTAATCATTCTGTTGACATCATTAAGTGGCTCTGCAATAGATGAACGTATGTTAGTACGCCACTGAGCTAACCCTGCTTCGTTAAACATCTCTTGGATAGGACTCTGTGCTAGCTCTTCACGGAAACCAAAGATACGCCCAATAGGTAGACGATCCTTCTCTGACGTTAGCGCACGTTCTTTCTGCTCAGGCTTAGTGTACAGCTGCATAGCGCTTAGCAGTTCATCAGTGTAACGTACAGAGTTATTCAGCCACTCACTACCTTGACGACGATCAGGTGAAACATACTCATCACCCTTCATTAGTGAAGCTGTGATGTTCACTGGATCAAGAGGACGAGAGTAACCTGACAGATACATAGCTGCAGACTTCTGTACTACCTCAGTAAGAACACGCTTAGTCTCAATGTCATCAGACGTAGCAATGTCGATTAGCATATCGTAAGAAGCTTGAATACTGTCACCTAGCTGACGTGTAAGCTGTTGTGGACCAAACGTAGCTGCAACCTCTTCAATAGTCGCACGAGGTATCTCACCATCACGTACAAGGTAAGCAGTCATACGTCCGATAGCTTTGTAGAAGCTGTAAGGAAAGTCATACTGTCTGTTACGAATAGTACCATCAGAGCTACGCTCTTGGAATATCCCTAAGCCTTCTTCTAAATAGTCTTTCTCATAGGTGTATGCTGCGCCGATAAAGCTTAGACCTACAGCAGACTTAGTTAGTAGTTCCATAGGATCACGTGTAGTACCAGCCAGATACTTATGCACTAAGCTGATACCTGTGTGGTCCATCATATGACCTAGCGTGTTGTTAAAGAACTGACCGAAGGGAACCATAGCACCAACTACAGGGTACTTACGGATGTCTTCTACAATCTTAGCAGCAAACTGTAGTGTGCCTTTTGTGCCACCGTAAGGCTTAGCAAACACAGAACGTAGAGCATCATCTGCTGATTCACTAACTATCTGTGCGTACTTGTCCCCTTGCATATTCTTCCACAAGTTAGGGTCACGGATGAACTCAGAGTAAGTCACGCCATACTCAGCACGAATACGTTTATCTACAGCGTACATAAACTCTTGAGTCTTAGTCAGCATATCTTGTGCTTTAACACCATAGATAGTTTGTAGACCATCCATAGCTTTACTGAACAAGCCCTCATTCTGGGACAGCTTCTCAGCGTCACTGACACCAATCTCTTTAGCCATCTTACCAAAGTCTTGGAATCCTATGTCTTTCGCAACTTCTTCAAGCTCAATACCACCAGACAAGTAGCGGAACATCTTCTTCTGTGCTTCAGGGTTGTAAGCAGCAAAGTCCATAAACGCTTCGTAAGTCATATGCGTGTCTAGTAGGTTACGCATCTTCTGCTTTTGTAGTGTGAACATAAGCCCAGCGCGTTTGGCGTACTTAGCTGCACCTTCTTTGTTGAACATAGCAGCTTGTAGTATAGAGTTACCACCATACAAAGTACCACGTACAATGTCAGACATACTCTGCATAGAACTAGCTGTTTGCCAGCCAATAATGTTCAAAGCTGTAGTGCCTGGGTGTGTAACAAGCATACGAATAAGGTTACGTTGTAAGAAACTAGTCTTCTCAGCGAATGCTTCACGTACTCGTGCAGAAACAGGAGGTAGTTCTGCTTTAATTAACTCAGGCAGTACCTCATCATCAGCTACTTTAGGAATGTAACGCAATGTACGTGCAGCTTGTGATAGGATGTTAAGTTGTTGACCTGCTACACTGAACTCTTTAGCATCCATATCTAGTGCTTGCAGTAATGACTTACCTTGGTAGTCAGGCACAGCTTTACCTAGTGTTTTACGGAAGATGTCATCTAACTGTGCTTGCACTTCGTCTGGCATCTCACGAATAAGATCGTGCATCCAGTTAGAGAAGTTGTCATCGTCTGTACGCTTAGTCCAGTTACGTACACCATTGTCAGCTAAGATGTCAGCAATACCTTTAAAGCCTAACTTCTCGTCACCTAGATAGAAAGCTTTACGTATCTGTGTCTCTTTACTTACACGCTGTCCGTTGCCTAATAAACGCAGTAGACTACCACGCTCTACTTTATCAGCAAAGTCTTCAATGTTCTTCTGGAAGTCAGGCAAGCTGTCTTGGAACCCACGTAAGTCTAGCTTCTCTTTAACTGACTTAGTTACATCCCCAGCAATCTCACGAGCACGAGCTAAGTCTGTGTTAGCCCTATCAAAGTAGAATGCACCAAGCATATCTGAGTCAGCATCAAAGCTACGGCCTAGCATAGACAGGCCCATAGATAAACCTGTACCAAATGCACCACCAGCTGCAGCTACAGAGCCTTGCACTAAGTCGTACTCACTCTGTAGTCCTACCTCTTGCATAGCTTGCTGGTACACAGCATCCATAGACACACCAGCTACAGTATCAGCTGCACCTGTGTATAGTGCTTCCTTTACAGCTAAACCTTTAGAGGCTTTCTTAAAAGCTTCACTACGTAACGTTTCACCAATAAGCTTACGCTCCACTTGTTTGGCTGCTTGCTTAGTACCTTGTGTCAAGCCTTGCTTCTTAATAATGTCAGCAACTTGGCGTTTAACACCTTCTTTAGCTAATTGTGCTGCAGCCTTAGAGCCACCACCTGTGATAAGCTTACCTATACCAAGAGACACAACGTTCACAGGGTCAACAATAAGTGATCTACCGTAGTCGTACACAGCGTCTAGCTTCTCCATACCAGAAGTACCTTCAGCAAAGGCACCCTTCATAGAGTCAAACGTTTGATACGCTGCAGCAGCCTCAGCTTTTTCAGCTTCTGTGGCACCATTTAGATAGGACAACTCCCCGACTGTAACTACAGACTGACCGAAGTTAAACTTACGCATACTGTTTACATAAGCATCGACAATCTCTTGGCGGTCATACTTATCTTCAGTCATACCATAACGAGACTTCATATAAGGACTGATCTTAGCAAACACATCGTCCCTAGTTAAATCACGTACACCTTCAGGTGCAGCAACCATCTCTTCAGTTTGTACTTCTATGCTCGGACGGTCCGAAGATACAGGACTAAGGTATTGCGTATAGTCTTGCGTTGTTGGTGTCTCCTCCTCAGTGTCCTCTAAAGGAGTGAGGTATTGTGTGTAGTCAACCATAGCTTTACCTTATCGGTTATTCAGTGCATCACGTAAGTCGAATAGAGAATCTAGTAGTTTATCCTTTGATGTTGTTTTAGGTAGTTTACGTGTAGCTTTAATCAGGCGTGTGACATCAGCAGCCGTTACTTTACCTGATGATACTTTGTTGTTGAACACTTCGGCTGCTTTAGATGAACCGTGTACACGATCAAGCAGATCACCAAACTCAGCTTGTCCTAGCTTAGGTGCAAACTCTGTGCGTGGAGACATCAAGCCGCTAGGCATTGCGTTACGTCCTCTAGTAGTAAAGTTCTCTACCACCATACTACTTGGAGTCTCCATATCAGCCTGATCAGAACGTGTATCACCTAGTGTACCTGATCGTATAATAGATTGTACATCAGGAGCACCCATATCTAATACCACATCTTCAGGGATAGGCACTAAGCCTCCACGTGTTATGTTTTGTATCTTAATTTTGGATACATCTAAGCCAAACATCTTACGTTTTTCTTTAGACATACCTTCCCAGTCTTCATAAGTTATAAAGCGTGGTTCTGTCTCGCTAGTACTTATCCGTGTCTCAGTATCTTTAAAGGCTTGATCTACTTCTTTTCTTACATTATCAATCTGCTCTTGAGTGAACCCATCGTCTAAGTAATCAGAGTCTGGATAAGACTTATTTTGTCTATCGTAGACCAGCATATCAAATAGAACATTATCGTCTGTTACTTTTCTTCCATTTTTAGTAGGCCAACTGTTATATTTCCATTCAGAACGTTTAGGTATATTAATCATTACCTCTTTAATTGCAGAGTCAGCCTCTTCAAAAGACATACCTGTTCGCTCAGCAATTAATTCTTGTAGCTCTTTATAAGCAGGGGTGTCAACTGCACGAGTAAGAACATTCTTTAGTTCTTCTACTTCTACAGGAGCTTCAGTACTAACTCCAACTGCACTACCTCTGTTTACATTTCTACCTCTTGATCCTGTGGGAGACTTAGTGAAGAAGTCAGATATTATTTCTAGTACATTAACATCGCTCTCGGAAGCAGTTCGTTTTTCTCTGCGAGAGCTTCTTATTGTTTCATCTACAGGTTCAGCTTCAGCTTCAGGTATATCATCACGCTCACGGAACCCAGGAGCACCACTCATATCACCTAAGTCTACAGTCTTAGGCTCTTCATCTGGAAGATTAAACGTTTGTACCTGACCGTCACCAATCTGTACAGCAGCACCAGAAGGAATCTCACCAGCAGCTGCAGCTTTGTTAAACTCATCAGCTGTAGCAAACTCTATAACTTTATTGCTAGGCTCAGGCGTTGCGCCTGTACCATCGCCAGCACCAGGAGGTGTACCCAGCGCTTCACCTGTACCAGCAGTCGCTAGTTTAGCTTCATCTTCACCCTCTTCAAAGTGTGTCTGATAGGCAGGCAAGAACTCGAACAAGTAAGAGTTACGTGTGATAGACCCAGGTAGTGCCTCTTCTTGTGCACGAGCAAAGTCAAAGAGCGCTGGGTCATACGCCGCAGCATACTGTCCTAGAGCTAGTAGTCCTTTTGCTTTAAGGTTTTCTAGCTTAGTTCTTTCATCAGACAAGTCTTTGTAGTCAGTACTATCAGGGTCTGCTTTAAGCATCTGTTGTTCTATACTAGAGATGCGACTGTCAATAGACGTATCAAACTGCGACTCTAGGAACTTAGCTGTGTTGTTAAGTACAGTAGGGCTAGGAGGTTTACTAGGTAGATCAAGGTCAAGAGCAGAACCAGTCTGAGCCTCTGCGCTACCCATAATACGATAGATGTCACGTCCAGTGTAGCCGTTAATGTACAAATCGTCTAGTACTTCGTCTTCCATCATACGAGAGTCTAACCCAAGCATAGAAGCAAACATACTACGCTCACGTTTTACTGGGTTATCCGTAGACTTGTACAAACCATATGCACGTTTTAGTACAGAGTTAATGTCTTCATCAGGGTTTTCATCTACGTAGTCTTTAGCTTTCTTGACTAGCTTAGAACGTTCATCTGCAGTCAAATCACTACGAGAGTCAATAGTAGCTTTAAGTTGAGCTAGTCCCTGCACACCGCTTGTGTTAAGTACATAACGTGCATCTTCCTCAGAGATGTCATTACTTATGAGATAGTTAAATACACCTTTAGCTGCATTAGCTTTGTTCTCACGCTCATTTACAGCACGTGTACCGTATGTCTGAATGTAGTCACGGCGTTTAGCTGCAGCATCACGGTAATACTTACGATCTTCTTCGATTAGTTGGGCTAG